AGAGAACTATGATCTGTTCCTACAGGAACATCATTCTTCTCAAAGGGAACTTCACCTTCTGGAAGCATAGACACTACAGTGTCATCAAAGTTCCAAATCAAAAGTGTAGTTACTGCGTCACAACGATATTCTTTCAGTGCTTCTACCTTTTTTGCTACGGTTCTTTGTCCAGAAACGTATTCAAAAATTTCATGAATGAATGGATTAGGTGGAAGTTTCTTTGGTGTAGTAACTTTTTTTGTTGATGTAGCCATGGTTATTAATAATTTTATTCAGTGTACAGTATTTATTTTATGATGTCAATGTTCTTCAGTACCAAAATCTTCTGGAGTATTGTCGAACCTTACAGCAAGAATGTCATCTGCGATAATCTGACCATTCTCATCAAACATTTCTGGATGAGTTGGAATGTATGTAGAATTCCTCTCGATAACATATTCTTTAAGTAGATAACCTATTACTCCACCGACCAGTAAGAACATTACTGAAATCACTGTGGATAGGGTCAATGTGACTGCTAACATTTTAGTCCTCCGTTTTCCTTGTATCAAAGGAGATATCTAAGAAAAAATGGAATTCTCGTTTACAAAGAGAAACCATCTTTCCAAACTTGAATTGAAAAGTTTTTGGTTGTTCCCTCCTGTTTTTATTTCTAAGAAGAAGTTCAAATCCCCGATTCATTTTCGGAGATGACTCATCGTTATTTAGAAGTTCTTCCTTTCCTTCCTGGTCTTTTTTCATTCATATACCTACCTGCATCATTAATGATACTCTCAAGATAATTTTTTATTTTACGAGCGTCAGGTTTGCCAAGATGTCCATAACCTTCACGTAATTGTTTATGAGTCTCGTCACCACCACCTTCTAGGTAACCTTCGAGATCTAAGATGAGAGATTTTATCTCAGCTGCAGTACAACTCATTAAGAACTCTTCTACAGTAGTTCTAGTAGATTTATTACTCTTTAGATACTCATACATATTCAACATAAACTTACCTTGAAAGGCATAATCTATCGTATGTTCAACAGTATCGTAAAGATCTAAATCCATCAAACCAAATTATTTTCTCTCAGGTATTTAACAGTTTCGGCACATCCGCCAAGGTTTTTGCCGTCTACTGTGATCTGTGGGAAGGTGGAATCCTCACCAAACTCAGAATAAAATTCTTCCTTTTCAAAGTCTCTTCCTAACTTATATTCAACATATCTTTGTTCTGCTAACTGTAATGCCCCTATTACTTTACCACAATATGGGCATCCAATTTTAGTATAGACTGCGAAATTATTTGTTGTCATAGTAGTATCAAGAATGGAATTGACAGAAGTAAAATCGAAATAACAACACCCCCCACTATATCAAGCAGGGGGCGTAAACTGAAAGGGTCGTTCATCTTTTATCCATGATTTTATTATAATCATACTTCATTGCCATTACTGCCCATGAAGATGCTAAAGAATCTGGACCTTTATCAAGAAGTTCGAGTTGACGTGTAGACAACTTTTTCATCTTCTTGTATTCTTCTCTCCAGTTTTCTGTCATAACGTAATATTTATTAACCTTTAGATTTTTCGTACAGAGAAAACTCAGCCTGTTCAGGTGTCAAGAAACCGAGTTCCTTTCTCTTCTTATTGGTGTTACTAATGATAAGTGCAGCCGAAGTAATAGGGGGTGCAACGGAAAGAGTAAATCCAAAATCAATCACACTCAAAGGAACAGCACCAAGTGCAACAGCAGATGCAATCAATGTGGGTTTCCAATACTTAGTCTTTGCTCCGTAATATACTGATGCTGCTGGAGCCAAAAGAAAATGACTGATACAAACTCCCCAACCACGCACAGATGCCTGACGGATTTCATTCATTTCTTCTTGAGCCTTAAGGTATTCAGTGTAGTCCATAAAAAAGAGGGTCGTTTGACCCCCTCATCATATCACTGTTCGTTCTGCTTGTAAAGGTCTTCAAGTCTTTCTCTTGATAGATCCACATACATAACCTCCTCACCTTCTCTAGGTGCCTCGGGATGCTTTCGTTTGGGTGGTTCGGGTTTCATGTTTAAAGACATGATGTTTGACCACACCATTGCAAATGCAGCACCTCCAATAAGGGAGAAACATACTCCATAAACAAAGAGAAGATAGTGGTTCATTTTAGTTAGTCGTTGTTTTTACAGTATAGTCCATAATAATAAATGTTATTGTGATTATTCATTCCCATTCTATAGGGAAACATTTCTTCTGCTCTATCTTTTATTTCAGATTCAGTTAGGTTTGGTGCCTCATGACATATCGTAGACATGTAGTAAGACATTGATGCTGCTAATAAAAAAGACATGGAATGCAATACATTTAATATTATCTATAGAATGTGAAGTGTTTAGAGGGTACTAATCACCTCACAATCTAAAAACTTTATTAAAAGTTATCGTCTATCCTTTAATAAGAGTTTTTCTTATTAAAAGTTACAGTGCATTACCTCTAGGAAGAACTTCCTCAGGGAATACGAATGACTCATGTGGCTGGTCAACTGGTGCCAACCATGCACGAAGTCCTTCGTTCAAGAGAATATTTTTGGTATAGAAAGTCTCAAACTCTGGGTCTTCTGCTGCACGAATTTCTTGAGATACAAAGTCGTAAGCACGTAGATTAAGAGCGAGTCCAATAATACCGATAGAACTGACCCAGAGACCCATGACGGGAACGAAGAGCATAAAGAAATGCAACCAACGCTTATTACTAAAAGCAACACCGAAGATCTGTGACCAGAAACGGTTCGCAGTAACCATCGAGTAAGTCTCCTCCTCTTGTGTACTATCAAAAGCCTTGAAAGTATTTGCTTGTTCGCCATCTTCGTAGAGTGTGTTTTCAACAGTCACACCATGAATGGCAGAGAGTAAAGCACCACCAAGGATACCTGCAACTCCCATCATATGAAATGGATTCAGGGTCCAGTTATGGAAACCCTGTAGGAAGAGTAGGAACCTAAAGATCGCTGCAACACCGAACGACGGGGCAAAGAACCAACTGGACTGTCCGAGTGGATAGATGAGAAATACACTGACGAATACAGCAATAGGACCAGAAAAAGCAATCGCATTATAAGGTCTAATTCCAATCAGGCGAGCAAGTTCAAATTGCCTAAGCATGAAACCAATGAGAGCAAAGGCTCCGTGGAGTGCCACAAAATTCCAGAGTCCCCCAAGTTGGATCCAACGGACGAAATCTCCCTGAGCCTCAGGACCCCAGAGAAGAAGAAGAGAATGACCCATAGCGTCAGCTGGAGTACTAACTGCCGCTGTAAGAAAGTTTGCACCCTCAAGATAGGAACTAGCGAGACCATGGGTATACCAGCTCGTAGCGAAAGTCGTACCAGTAAGCCAACCGCCAATAGCAAGGTAAGCAGTGGGAAGAAGAAGTAATCCAGACCAGCCAACAAATACGAAACGGTCTCGTTTAAGCCAGTCATCAAGGACATCGAACCAACCTCCATTTATTTTGGGTGGTGAAAGTGTTGAAGTAGTCATAACTCCGTATTGAACTGAACATATTTAGTTTACACTATGTTACATTAGTTTACAAGAGTATAACTACTTAAAACCCCTTTGGTTTCTGTTGAGCATCTAGAACCTCAACGTGACTTAGAAATCTACTTGGGTTTCTGAACCAGGTCATCTGAACTTCTTCGTAGTTATCAAGGTCTACATGGTCACCATTGACCAAGTGAATACGGTATGTGTGTCGGTCGTATGACCCCTCAGAGGTTGCAGTGAAGTACCGAGGGTCACCCTTCTCAATCAGTGTCATGAATCAAGTACAGACAGTATAAACAGTATGATACCACAGGAAAGAAAAACTGTAAAGATTACGAAGTGATCAATACCCATGGCCCTGATCCCACCATCTCTGATCGTGCTTACCAGGTGCTAGGGTGTCTCTACCATTCATATGATAGATCTTATCTCTCAATACTTTAGTCATTTCATATTGTTTGTGAATTATTTCTGCTTCATCATCTTGACCTTGAAGTTTTAGTTCTTCATAGTAATTAAAGATATCTGCTCGTTCTTGATTTAAAAGTTCTTGGAGGAATGTAAGTTCCTCTCTTGTGAATGTGGGTTCAGGAAAATGATCTCGATCCATTATCATTATGACATCTGTAGTATCTAGTACGCATGAAAAAAGGGTCCCGTAGGACCCCCTTTTACTATTCAGTTTTTCAGTCTAACTCAACCAACAGAAGGGGCAACCAGAGCAACAGGAGTTGACTCAACGGCGGCCAGATCGAGTGGGAAGTTGTGAGCATTACGCTCATGCATTACTTCCATTCCCAGACCAGCTCTGTTCAATACGTCTGCCCAGGTGTTCAACACACGACCTTGACCATCAATGATGGACTGGTTGAAGTTGAAACCGTTCAAGTTGAAGGCCATCGTGGATACACCCAGTGCGGTGAACCAGATACCTACAACCGGCCATGCGGCAAGGAAGAAGTGAAGTGAACGGGAGTTGTTGAATGAAGCGTATTGGAAGATCAAACGACCGAAGTAACCGTGGGCTGCAACGATGTTATATGTCTCTTCTTCTTGACCAAACTTGTAACCATAGTTCTGTGACTCAGTTTCAGTTGTCTCGCGGACAAGTGAAGATGTAACCAAAGAACCGTGCATTGCGGAGAACAGTGAACCACCGAAGACACCTGCGACTCCCAACATGTGGAAGGGGTGCATCAGGATGTTATGTTCTGCTTGGAAGACCAACATGTAGTTGAATGTGCCAGAAATACCCAGGGGCATTGCGTCAGAGAAAGAACCTTGACCGAAAGGATAGACGAGGAAGACTGCGGATGCAGCTGCAACTGGTGCAGAGTATGCAACACAGATCCATGGACGCATACCTAGACGGTAAGAAAGTTCCCACTCACGTCCCATATAGGCGAAGATACCGATAAGGAAGTGGAATACTACGAGTTGGAAAGGACCACCATTGTAAAGCCATTCATCAAGTGATGCTGCTTCCCAGATGGGGTAGAAGTGTAGACCGATTGCGTTTGAACTTGGGACAACTGCACCAGAGATGATGTTGTTGCCATACATGAGTGAACCAGCTACGGGTTCACGGATACCGTCAATATCGACGGGTGGTGCTGCGATGAATGCAACGATGAAGCAGACAGTTGCTGCAAGCAGTGTTGGGATCATCAGAACACCAAACCAACCAACATACAAACGATTGTTAGTTGATGTCACCCACTCACAGAAATTCTGCCATGGGGATGTTTGTTGCCTTGTAAGTGTTGTAGCCATTGTTTTGAAAAGGGTTATGTATTAGTGCGGGGAACACTGGTTATACTATTCCAACTCTACCCTCCAGAGTTGGTATGAAAGACGTTTTTATACACCCTATAGGTCTTGGTTTAAGGAGTGTTACGAATGGTAAAGAACTGTGTTGGTTCCGTAACCTGTCGATGTATTTATAATAACCCATCTGACTTCATCCGTCAACCCCTTTTCTGGAACCACTTGACGGACTGTCCATTTCCACATAGACTAGGCTTGTCCCGGTTGATAGATAAGTTATATCTAATACGTAAATTCTCCGATATAATCTAGTACTTTATTCAAATATTCATCAGCAAGAACCTTTTTTGATGACAGTTCTTGCCGTGTATGTAATTCATCTTTGAGTTTATAAACCTTTGACAGCATTTCATATCGAGTCAAGTTACCATGTGGCATAATTAAATATTCGGTTTAACCTGTCTATCTATAAATGCTTTTCTCTTCTCCCAAGTATCTTTATCACCATAGATATGACCTTTAATGTGAGAAGGATTAATACACTTAGGATCTTCTACCAT